GTAAAGAAAGCCGTTGATTTTATTTTTCACTTTGAAAATAATTTAGCTAAGTATTGTAAGAAGCGTGGATTTGATGGAGTCATATGTGGACATATACATCATGCGGAAATCAAAGACATAGATGGAATCACTTACATGAATGATGGTGACTGGGTTGAAAGTTGCACAGCATTAGTTGAACATCACGACGGCAAGTGGGAAATTATTACATGGACTAAAGAAAATGACCAAGACGATATTAATAATAACGGATAATATACCGGAGCAAATAAATGGCGTTGTCACAACATATAAAAATCTGGAGGCATGTGCGATTCTGGATGGTTATCGTGTTGTTTACCTTACTCCCATGGAGTTCGTATTTTTTAATTGCCCAGGCTACAGTGAAGTTAAAATTTCGATTCCCTGGAAGATTGGGGAGAAGATTAGGGATGTATCTCCGGATTATATACATATCGCCACAGAGGGTCCTCTTGGTCTCTACGCTAGATTTTATCTTGACAGGCACTATCGTAAGTATAATACTGCTTACCATACTAAATTTCCTGAAGGTATAAAGAAAGTATTAGGTATTCCAGAAAGTATTACATGGAAGTATGTTCGTTGGTTTCATAAACACAGCGGGCGCGTATTGACTACTACTGACAGCATGGTCAAGCAACTTAAAGAAAATGGATTCTGGGGAGATATCAAAAGCTGGACACGGGGTGTTGATAGAAGTATATTCAATACTTCATATCGCAAGCGTGAAACTAACGAAATCATATTATTGTGCGTGAGCAGATTGAGTCCTGAAAAGAACCTTGATGCATTCTGTAGTTTAGATTATCCTAATGCGAGAAAAGTATTAGTAGGTGACGGCCCTGAACGTGCTAGGCTTGAGAAATCATATCCTGATGTGAAATTTGTAGGATTCAAAACTGGATGGGAACTAGCACAATACTACGCTAATAGTGATGTATTCGTATTCCCTAGCAAGTGGGAAACATTTGGTATAGTGATGATTGAAGCAATGGCATGCGGCACACCAGTAGCTAGTTATCCAGTACAAGGGCCACTAGATGTAGTAGAACAGGGTGTTACTGGATTTATGAATGAAGATTTAACTGATGCAATTACTGGTTGTTTACAGTTAAACAGAGATAGAGTATTAGAAGGTAGTCAACGTTGGAGTTGGCAACGTGCTTGGGAAATGTTCCGAGACAACCTTACTCCGCTTTAATCTTCATAATCTTGACGCAAGTCAGGATCGATCAACTGACCGCGCATCAAGTATAGTGGACTCTTACGATAGATGATAGCATCGTGAAACGGGTCTGTAAGTATCTTTAAGCACCACACTAATGCTACTTTACGGCTTTGTATAGCAGTAAGCTGTATCATACGAAACACAACAGCAGCAATACCTAACCACAACCAGCCCCATCCGATTCTGTCTATGAGTGTGTCTGGTGCAGCGTCTGGCATGACAAAATTAAACAATGCTGCATCAAAGTATGCTAGTAAAGGAACTGCTAACCAGCAAGCAATCAATACACGTTTGCGTTTTAGATTGTATCCAACTTTGATTTCTTCTTTATAATCTTGTGTAGCTTGATTATATGTGTCGTAATCTTTTGGTTCAAAAAAGAAATGACCTGCTTGTCTTGTAGTCATTGATATTATCCATGCTATGTAAGCACTAACTACAGGATCAATAAACAAATAGATGTAAGCTACTATGAATGATAATGCACTTATTAAGTGCAAGAATTGATTGATGCGGCTGTGATGATAATAACGATGGTCGTCCCAACGCTGTACTCTTAATGTTTCTAGTATTTCTTTCATATTTTATCCTATTTGACTATTTAGTGAAACTATTGTTTCATTAATGTGTCAGTAAATTCTAACAGCAGTTTATGCTGCTCACCGTTATGCCACTTACCCTTCATATAACTATAGCTATCATACCAGAATCTTTCACTTTCAGGATGACAACCAATTAGTCCTATGCGTTTTTGATAGATGGCCATAGCATCACCATTTGCATAAGTAGCAACTGTTTTATATTTGTGTTTGTTTCCAATCAATGAACATCCATCATAAAAGAACATATTCATAGGTTGATTTTTCCATGTGACACTTAGATTTTTAGCATGTGGTCTGCGTGTATCTGTGCCAGGTCTTTTGATATATTGAACTGCATCTACACCATCTAACACATCTAGGTAATGACTACCTGCCCAATATGCACCCATACAGATGCCTAGATATCTACCACCGTTGTGTATGAATTCTCTGACCCGTTCCCCGTTGTTTTTGAATAATTGCTTGAATGTATCACTATCACCAATTCCTCCTGGAACAGCAATCATATCCACATTGTCAAAAAAATCGTACTCTAATTTATTTTTACTGAATATTTTGAAGTTATAATGTTCACCTAATGCCCTCATCATCCCGTTTCCTGATTGGACGGAGCATTTTGGGTCGTACAAGAATAATGCGATTGTGGGTTTCACGTTCTTATTTATGTTTGGGCAATGGATTGACATAAATACCTTTTTAATATATAATACGATTATGCAAATACAAACCGCTTTAGATTGGCAAGAAGTATCGGATCGACTAAAGACCGATTTGCACCGTATTGGGTACAACCCAGACTTGAAAAAGATGTATGACAATATACAACTTATGGTCACAGAATTGAGCAAATTGGAAGTAAATGGGCGCAGATTGCGTACTACAAACTTCACCCAAACAGAAGTTGACAAGATTAATAAAGCAATAGACCACTTGGAAAAATTGATATTGATGGGCCTGCTTATGAAATAAAGGGTTGACATTAAATCATTTTGGGTATATAATAAGGGCTTAAACAGTTAAGAACTGGAGCAGAAAATGACTACTGTAGCAAAAATGACAGACGGTAAAATGGTCGAAGTCGTTCGGGTTGCAGAAACAGTTGGCTTTAGCCCTGAAAAGGGCTGGGTCATGGTCTGTATGGACTTTGAGAAAATCAGCCGTAAGCGGGAACATTTCAAGTGGGTCCCTGCTACTACCCGTTTTGAGTGGGTCAGGGAGTTTGTTTTCGGTTGACAATAAATGGGTTTGGGTATATAATACAATCTTAGACAGTTAAATAACGGAGTTAAAAATGAATCAATTCAGCGTAAATGACACAGTTTCTTGGTCTAGTGCTGCTGGTAATCTTGAAGGTGTTATCACTAACATTTGCTTGAGCCTGAATGCAGCTAATCAAATTGTTCCTTGGATCGATATCAAGGCTATCAACGAACAAGGTCGTGCGTATAGTGTTCGACTTTGCGCTACTCACGGCAATCTGAATGCAATGCGTGTTGCAAAAGTTGAAGTTGAAACTGTTTAAGGAGTAATAATGGCTCGCTATCAAAAACCCGCTCCCCTCAATATCAATGCTGATATTGTGTGGGGTGCTGCCTGTCAAGCACAACGCCTTAATCAAGGTTATATCAAGGTTAGTGAAGATGCCCCTGCAGGTGAATCCAATCGTAGTTTGGTAATGCAATTTATTGCTGATCCTACAAAGATTACACCAGAAGATATTGAACAAGGTAAACTGGTTCGTAAATATTTTCAAGGATACACTTTCAAAATCCTTAAAGGTATCAAGTTGTCAGAGTTTGACAATACCGCAATGCTACTTTCTAATCGTGATACCATCGATACCAATTATGACCTTGCAGTAATCACAAGTTTGCCTGCAACATACGAGCGTGGAATGAAACGCCAATCTGTGGAAGAGCGTATCAGTTTTGCTAAAGGCGGATATATTGGTCGTGTAACCGACAAAGTATCTATTAGTATTGAGGTACTTAAGTCTTTCTATTCACAGCAATGGAATACCAACTACATTACTGGTATCACCAGTGACGACCATGTGTTGTTCTTTGCATACAAACAACCATTAGAAGTGGGCAAGATGTTTGACCTTTATGGTACAGTCAAAGCACACCGTGACAATGTTACCCAATTAAATAGGGTAAAAGTCATTACCGTAGTATAATCTAGTCATTCAAAACACTTTGGAGTTAACATGAAAGTTATCGTTATTGCATTTTTAGTAAGTGTACTTACTGCCTGCGGTACTATTGGTGGTGCAGTCAGTGGTGCTGGGTCAGACTTGACTAAAGCAGGCGAATGGATTCGGAGTCGTTAATATGTTAAATTTTGTTTTAGGCGCTGTGTTTGGTATCGTGATATCTACTACAGGTGTAGCACCTATAGCTAGGATTCTAGATCATACCGTCAATCAAATAAAAGCTGTCGCACACGAGCAAGCCAATCAATAATGGCTTGGCTGTCAGTCATCATATCAGTTGCTTGTGGATACCCGTGGCTTGCTTTCTTTATAGCATTTTTCCTTATTACTTGGTAAACATATGGCTAAACTAACTTTGTTTCCAAGTGAAGAAACTAAGCGCATGTTGGGTGAATTAGTTATTCCTGTGCATACAACGGAAGCATTGGATAATTATTTCTTTAGAGGTTGGCAACCAGGTGGTTTTCTCACAAGCATTCTTACCAACGATTTGTATGGTTCGGTTAGAAGTGCAGACTATGCTAACAAGCATGTTATCTATGAGATTGTACATTGGTTGACTCTTGAACCAATAGTTCCCAAAAATAGCTGGGGACATGCAGAACATGTATCTAATTGGTTGCGTGATGTTGACGATTGCAGAACTGAGTGGGTTGACATGATGGAAAAACTATTAATTTGGGAAACTTTGAAAGCATAATATGACAGGCTGGAACACAATCAAACAAATTCGTTCTATTGAAGAACGTGCCGATCGACTGGGTATGAAGTTTGCCCCCTATCGTCATGATGACCGCTATGGTGAAAATTTGGCATTGGTACCAAAGGACAATGACGCATTGCCTATCTACACCCGTGATGCTATTTTGTTTGCTGGCTCACTTGAAGGGGCCGAGCATTTCATGCAAGGTGTGCTGTGGGCACGAGATTACGACCGCATGTTGATTGACAAGAATACAGATGTCAAGCGTGAACGCAAAGAACAAGATGAACGCAATAAGCAAATGGTAAGAATCTTGAAAGAAGAAAAACTATATTTGGTTAAAACATGACAAAAAATATAATTATTGCAGTATTAGCATTTGGGGTAGCCTTGTGTTGGATCAAAGTTGATCCAGAATGCATGGCACCTGATGATTTAGATACTGTTATAATTGAATATAAATGTTCCGAACTAACAGAGTACGAAGATGTTCCTGAAGAAGTAGCGGATGAATGTCGGAACAAGGCAGAAAAAGCTACTAATAACAAAAAAATGTAGGAAATTTTTCTGAATAAATATAATGTGAGTATATATAGGAGAAACCATGTCAGTTAGTTGGATATCTAAGTTAAATGAAAGTGATAGCCGAATTCATAAGGAAGAGGTTATCAAAGAAGCACTAGACGCAAGTGTCCTAGGTAACGAAAGTGCCATCAATTTCCTCACCTTCGCAAAGGCCTGCTACAATCCCTATGTAACATTTGGTGTTCGTGATGTACCAGAGTCTAAAGGAGTTAATCATTGTCCTAATCCTTGGGACGAGTTTGGTGATTTGTTATACAAGTTAAGTTTGCGTGAATTGTCAGGCAATGCAGCAATCACCGCAGTACATCAGATGGCATGGAAGTTTGATAGTGAAGAATGGAATGGATTTGTAGCACCTATCATTCGCAGAGACCTTCGTGCAGGTATTAGTGAAAAAACAATCAACAAAATCTGCAAGGGCACTGAATTTGAGATACCAATCTTTGGTTGTCAATTAGCCACCACAAGCGAAGATCGCCCAGAGATGCAAGGCATCAAGCGACTTGAACCTAAACTAGATGGTGTACGTGTATTGATGACAGTAACACCAAATGATGCAGGTGGTTGTGCAGTGGTATGTTATAGCCGTAACGGCAAAGAGTTTGAAAATTTCAAACTTATTGAAGAACAGATCGTCAAAAATTATTCACTACTATTAAAAACAAATCCTAGACTATTAAAGAAAGGTTTTGTACTTGATGGTGAAGTGATTGGTGCATCATTCCAAGAACTGATGCGGCAAGCACGTAGAAAGACAGATGCCAATGCTGATGATAGCATATTCAACATTTTTGATATCATTCCTTTAGAAGAATTCTTTAAGGGTCGTTGGGAAGAACCACTATCTAAACGACTTAAGGTACTAGATAAGATGAAGGAAGTTATTGAACTCATGCCTAATGTTGATTTCTTGCCTCATATCAAAGTTAACTTAGACACGGCTGCTGGTCGTAGTAATCTTGAACGCTATGCTAGAGA